GATGCGCGGTGAGTTGATGCTGCCGTAGAGCTCAGCCAGGCTCATCGGTACAGCGTCGCCCATGATCGAAGGGCAGTGAGTGAGTAGCGAGTGTCCACCTTGCGCGAGGTCCAGGTGCGGTGATTAGGCAGCCGCTTCCAGAAACCTTTCCACCCAGATGCGTCCTTGCAGGCGTTCGCCAACTTGCCCAGCGACACCTTCTGCGCGTGCGTGAAGTCGCGCTTACGGCCTTTGCTGACCACCTCGACGCCTAGCATGTAGTCGTTGCCCATGTCTTTAGGAATACCTAAAGTGTCAAACGGCTTCACACCCTTGAAAGATCCCTTACCTGCGTGCCATACGGGAAAAGCTGAGTGAACGTACACAGTGCCGTCACGATCCAGGGTGAAGTTAGCGGCTGGTACTTCATAGTGGTTCTGTACGAAGTTGATAACGCCACGGTTAGCGCCCTTTTGATTGCCAGGGTGCTTGGAATTAGTGGACTCAGTTGCTGCTCCAGCCGTATGGTGGCAGAGCAATGCAACAGGCACGCCGTTTGGCTGCCACGGCACGCGACGTTGCTTATCCCAGCCAGGCATGAACTCCACCTTGTTACCCAGTCGAGCAATCAACGCAGCCTGCAAGGTCTTGGCGTATTTCATGCCTCAGGGTCCGTGTTGGCAAAGGCAAGGCTGCCGATGAACACCGCGTTAGCAAGGCCGAGCAGGGCCACGCCAAGCTCGTCAGAGACCCAGCCAGCAAGCACCAAAATGGGCACGGTTGCTGCGCTGATTCCGTAGAGATATTTTCGCCACTTGGCAGGTAAGTTGGGCATCGTTACTCCAAACAAAAAAGCCACCCGTAGGTGGCTGGTGGGCAGGGCTACTTACTGATCCATGTGCCAGTCAATGTGTGCGTCTACTCGATCACGGACGCGCTGCACATCGGCCTCAATGCGGTTGAGCTGATCCTTGACCGATGAGCCGCCGTTAGGTTGGAACGACTTGTGCAACTGGATCTGTGCCCGAATCAACCAGGCCAGGCCGGACAGGATTGCCGTGGCGATAATGACCAGCGGCACAAGGTCTGAGGGTTGATCTAGTGTCATTAGATTTCCAATTTGTCTACAAATGTGTCAGTCAGTTAAACAATGTTTCTAGTAATATCTGCCGCGATGGTCGCGGTGCTTTCTTGTGCATACCAACATGACGCGCCACCTCGTAATTCTGATTAAGCCATGTCAGCAGGTTGTGGGTGTCGGCTTTGCTCGCATGGCCCTTCCACGATCCGACAAACCTTGCGAGGTTCTCGCGCTCGTCCCGCTCAATAAACCGCCTGACCTTGCGCTTAGCAGCGGTCACCGATGACTTGCGCAGTAACTTGTGAGTCGGCCAGATCCGGTAACCAAGAAAGTTTACGCCACGGGAAACGGGGCTAACTTGCCAGCGAGATATTTCTAGCTTCATTCTTGCCTGAGCGAAGGCTTCTAGGTTGCGTTTGACTTCGCGCAGGTGAGCGGGATCGTTACCCATCACAATGATGTCATCCATGTACCGAGCAAACGGCACTCGTAATTCGTGATGTAAATACTGATCCATAATGTTGCCGTACACGTTCGCGCTCAACTGGCTGGTTAGCGCCCCGATGGGAACTCCTGTGCCGGTTGGCAGAATTATCTTTCGCAGTAGGCGAAGTGTTGCGTCGCACGCAATCTTTCGCTCGTACTGTTCGTGAAGTATCGCCCTGTCAATGCTCGGGAAGTAAGAGCGAAAATCTGTTTTCAAGAAATGCGTGTAGCCATGCTTGCGCAATTGCGATTGGACGTACACGACGCCCGCGTGCGTTCCCTTTCCATACCGACAAGCAAACGTCCACGGCAGGAACGTTTTGTCCATGATTGGTTCAATGGTTGCGCATAGGGAGTGATGCACGACTCGATCAGCAAACGAAGGCGCACCGATCTGCCGCTGCTTTGGTTCATAGATTACGAACCTCCGGTATGGCTCGGGTTCCCATGTTTGATCAAGCAATCTTTGATGAATATCCAGCAGGTTAGCCTCTGCGTATTCCTGAAACACCAAGAATCCATTAGAAGATCGCTTGCCTTCTTGTGCTCTCTTGTAGGCGGTTCGCAGACTTTCCAAGTCTGCGATCTTTGGGTAGAGATTGCGATAACGCTTACCCATTGTGGTGCTGCCTAGGGCTTTCGAGAATCAACCTACTCACCCTTCTGGCAGACCCCATCAGTGTATTTGCCGAAGCAGGTGTAAGTGGCTGACCACAAGGCCGACCCGCAACCAAATGATTGCGGAGTGCGAAGTCTTTGGCGTCACAGACGCCGCGACCACCGATGTTGTTGTTCGAGTTCGACGGTGAGTTGTTCCAGTTTGACGTACGTGAACCGGAGTTCACCGTATTGTTCCAGTTGCCACCAAGGATCACAGCGGACCCACTTACACCTTCCTTGCATCACGCCTGTGCGCGATCCAAGAACCTAGAATTTTGCCAGTCTCGGAAAGCATGACCGAACCGACTTGGTGTTGACGTAGGGTTATCAACTTGCGCTTTGGTTCTTGCAAGAATCGCAGCCAATATCGCAGTTGAGCCAGACCGGCGTCGGCTTCATAAAGCCTGCCAATACTGGTGCTTCTTCCTGCAATGATGAACAGGTTTACCTGTTGCAACATGTCGCGGGTAAACATTTCTTTCACCACGCCATGCTGCCTCGGAATGTTTTGTGCCACTGGGTAGAAGTAGTTGATGAAAGCCTCATACTTTTGCACGATCACCATTTGATCGTGCGATGACGTCACCCTTGTTCCGCTGCTTCTGCCGCTTCAGCAGCAGCAATAGCAGCGGTTAGCGCATCTTCTCCACCCGGCAACGCAATCAACGCAGACGCCAGAGCGTCAATCGCCGTATTGCTTGGCAATTGCTCCGTTAGTTTCAGTTCCATGGTTTCTCCTTCGCTCACTAGCGTTCGCTCAGACAAGTATCAGGTGGTCACAGACGCCGCGACCACCGCGGCTGTTGTTCGAGTCCGACGGCGAGGTGTTCCAGTCCGACGCACGTGAACCGGCGTTCACCGTATTGTGCCAGGTGCCACCAAGGCGCACAGCGTTCTCCTGCTGGTATACCTGACCACGACCACCGTTAACATTGGCCCACGATGCCGCAGCGTTACCACCGCCGAACTCGTCACCCCAAACCCACATGGTTCCGGTGGCCTGAATAACACCCCACTTAGATGTATACCTTTGAGCAAGAGTGTCAATTCCTGTTCCAGAACCCGATCCATTTACAAGTCCAGTGTTGACGGGATCAGCATTCAAGGAGACGTTTTCTTTTACGCCATAGGCGAGGGAACCGAACTCAGAATAACGCGGCAAACGTTTTCCGAAAGCACTTAGGCACTCAGCGGTACTCCACCAATCCTGCACCGAATAGCGCGTTGATCCGTTGCCCCCGAATGCAGTGGGGATAATGGCCGTCGTTGTTCCGCCTGTAGCGCCATCAGCAATAGCAACATTGTGCTTACTCGTCCCATTGGTTTGCGGATCACGATTAAGTAAGTAGATATCTGACCAAAAACGATTCGCAACAAGGGTCATGCCACGCGGGTCGGGACAGACTGGCTTCCACTTCAAGTCCCAGAAGGAAAACTCGTTGATCGCTGGGGTGGTGTCGCCGCCGTTTGTTCCAGTTGCGTTGCCACCCGGTGCGTAGTGGAAACCACCAATAAGGCGGGAGTTGGCTGGTGGTGACCCAACGGGTGTCGGCCATGTTCCTGTCGCTGCTACTGCCTCAACGGAACCGTCATCGATGACGTAAATGAAATAGTCGGTTCCAGCGGTTAGGGAAGGCATGGTGATGGTGGTGTCAAACGCAAATGAAACAACTGTTTCATTAACCCAGACTTTGACGCCAGCGCGGATAGCCGCCGTACCTGCACCTGTTTTGTTAAAAGCCACGAACCCCGTTTCCGGCTTGTAGAACAATCCGGTCGCCGCTCCTTCAACGTCCGCAAAGTCAGCTTTTGACCCGAACGTGTCGTTTAGATCTGTCGCTGTGAGAACTTCACCAGGCGCAAAGTTGTCTCTTATTGCCATGTGTTTCCTTCCTAGTAACCAAGAGTATTTAGATCTAATATTCCAATTTGAGAGTTATTAAGCACCAAGGCCGGAGCCTGGCCCTCAGAGAAGCTGAGCACGACGCGATGCACGCCAGGGTCAATGCGGTGTTCAATGGAGTCCAGGCGCACGAATTGGTCAATGGCATCACCGATGCCACTTGGCGTGTAGAGCACGCGCACCAGGGAGCCAAGTTCCAGCGATAGCACCTGCGATATCTGCGCGGTCTCCAGCGAGTTCAGCACGACCTCAATGGAGTCCACGCGCAACAGCGGCTCGGAGTATCGGACCAAGATCGCATCTGCCAGGTCTTGCGCTTGTGCATCATCGGCAAGCAGCGAGTCACGGATGTCAAAGTCAATCGCGCCGTAAGCGTCAATTGAGCCAGCGTCCTCAGCCGTAGCCGTGCCGCCATTGAGTCGCGCCACGCTTATGCGGTTACGCAACTCCTCAGAGCCATACATGGCTGAGATGTTGGAGAACGGCAGGCCAGTGCCGTCATCGGCAAACTTCACATCGGTCAAGACCTGCAAGGCTGAACGATCACGGAACGTCAGCGCACCATTAGCGCCGATGAACAACGCGCCCTGCTCGGCCTCGTCCACCTTCTGCAAGTAAGCCAAGGCATTGACAGGCTTAGGATCAGCAGTGCCGCCGATAGCGTCAGCCTGCAACGTGGCAAGGCCGTCATCAATGTTGCGCCGACCAGCAGGCCAGGCAATCTCGGACCTGTCAAGGATCGCATTGATGCGCGCGCCCGTGCTCTGTGCCGTAGTCGTATGCGGCTGGATCTCCTGATTAGCCAGGAACACGAAACCGTCCGTGACCTTGACTGATGCGATGTGATCGCCGTTTAGCGAATAGGCCAAGTCCCAGTCATCAACTACGCCCGTGAAGATCGGCACGCCTGCGGTCTCAATAGTGACAGCTTTGCGTGGTCGCATAGATGCGCCATAGGGAGTGATCGCAGTACCAGCAGCAGGATCAAACTTCCGCTGTGAGTTGTCCAAGTCCACAGTCGCAGCGCCAGCCTGGTAGCGCTCCAAGGCGCGCGAGCGTCCACGGCGCACCGATACAGACCGCACGTTTTCGGTAACGTCCTGCAAGATGTCGCCAGCCAAGCCAAATGGCGCATCGTCCAGTTGGCCTTTCACCGGATCATCGAGCGTGAAGAAGTCACCATTACCGCCAGCCGACAAGTCAAAGGCGATGAATACGCTCGTGCTAGGCAGAGGCATACACCGCTCCGTTGCGACGCTCGTACGCCTTCAGCGCATCAACAATCTGACGGCCTACCTCTGCGCCGTTAGTGCCCATGCCTGCGTTTACGGTGAGGTTGATGGTGGTGCCGCTGTCTCGGAAATTGTTTAACGGTATGACAGCCTCAGGCCCAGCCTCACCAATCATGGCCATGGTTGGGGCCGTAACAATTCCGCCATCAGCAAGGTAGGGGATGTCTGGGAAAATGTCGGCAATGTGGAATGTATTCCCGCCAACAAATGGCACCCAATCAGGAATGCTGAATGGGCCAATGGAGAAGTCAAGGCGGTTCCATGCGTCAATCATAAAATTGACCGCACCCTTGAAAGCGTTCTTAATTCCATCAAACATGGTTGCCGCAATAGTGTTGATTAGATCAGGCAGTGTTCTAAAGAAATCAATGACGCCGGTAAAGATTTCAACAATACGCGCGCCAACCTCAACGGCCTTTTGCACCAGACTCACCAGA